GAGGTAGTTTTAGCGATCCTCACACTGCCCATTTTGGTGCTCGCCTGGGGGGTCTGGTCGGACGATCCGGCCGCTATGGAGAAAATAAAAATTTTCTTCGAGCATTTCGCGGCACTGCCGACATGGTTTACTTCACTTTGGATCCTTGTCTGCGGAAGTATTTTTGGTATAAAGGGTACACAAATTTTTAGAAATGGTAAAAAGTAGGAAAGGAGAGAAAAATGAGTATAAACGGAAAAGTTAAATGGTTTAATTCGACTAAAGGTTATGGTTTCATTGCAAGAGATGACAAAGAAAAAGATGTTTTTGTACATAATTCAGCAGCACAAGCAGCTAACATAGAATTACGTGAAGGCGATACAATAACATTTGATGTTGAACAAGGCCAAAAAGGTCCTTCCGCAGTTAATTTACAGTCAGTATAGACGGTAAAAATAATGTGGACAATGCATGTTAAAACAAATATAAATATATAAGGAGAAAATTATGAGAAATGATTTCGGATCAAGACCCTATAAATCTAGATTTCCGTACAAAAAAGGTAAAACTGCTAAGAAGCAAACTGCTGATGATATACTAGATGAATCTTTAGGTGAGAGACGTGGTGCTGAGTCTACAAAAACTCAAAGCTATGCATCTAGAAGAAAAGAATCTAGAGGCGCATCGAAAGCTTAAGGAGAACTTATGGTTGTTAAAGCTGGGATCGGCATAGCAAAAGCCGGATGGGGAATAGTTAAAAATGTTATTAAACCTAAAAAAGTTTCTGATACCATTATTAATCTTAAAGGAAAATATAATATAGGTGCAGCTAATAAGATTAAAAACAAAGCGTCTGCAGCAAGAATTAAAAATATGTCCTTTAATATAAAACAAACCGCTAAAAAACTTGGTGATACTATGGACAAGTTAGGTAAAAAATAATGAACATATTTAAAAAAATCTGGAATTTTCTATTTGGAAAAAAAGAAGAGGAAGCATTGGTTCTAGAAACTCCTGCAGAAGAATCAACACTTGATCATTGCACTACTCACTTGAGATTTAGAAAGAATTGCCCTGATTGCTTAAGAGTAATAGCACTTATATAATGGATTTAGAAAACGTAATTTATAAACTACGAAGAGCATTAGACAGTAGGGTTAATCAATTAGCACTCTCTGTAACGTCCGGAGGGGTTGACAATATGGAAACATATAAGTATATAATAGGACAAATTAACGCCTTAGAGGCAACTAAACAGGAACTCTCTAACCTGCTAGATGATAAGGAGCAAAATGAGTCAAAAGGAACCATTATCGACATCAAAGGAAACGGCAAAGATTCACTTACCAAATAAGGATCTAGTCGGTCTTAAAAGAACAAAATCTCAAAAAGAAATTACAAACGAAAAAGAAAAATTACCCCAACCAACAGGTTGGAGAATTTTAGTTTTACCATTTAAAATGAGTGAGAAAACTAAAGGTGGGGTAATCATGAATGAATCAACATTAGAACGTCAACAAGTTGCATCACAATGCGGAAACGTATTAGCGATGGGATCAGAATGTTATAGGGATAAAGAGAGATATCCAACAGGTCCGTGGTGCGTGGTTGGTGATTGGGTGGTCTTTGCACGTTATGCAGGATCACGGATCAATATTGAAGGTGGAGAAGTTAGGCTGTTAAATGAAGATGAAATTTTAGCAACCGTCAAGGATCCAGAGGATCTCTTGCATAAATACTAACATAGAAAAGGAGAAACTATGCCAGAAGAAGAAAAGAAAAAACCGTTAGATAAAATGGTTGAGCTAGATACATCAGGACCAGAAGTCGATGTAACTATTGAAGAACCAAAAGAAGAAGCGGTTATTGAAACAAAGGAAGAAGAACCAAAGGTCCAGGAAGTAGTAAAAGAAGAACCAGAAAAAGAAGAAACAAAAACAGAAGATGATTCTAAACTAGAGGATTATAGTAAAGGAGTTCAATCTCGTATTTCTAAACTTACTCGTAAAATGAGAGAAGCAGAACGTAGAGAAGAAGCTGCTTTACAATATGCTCAAGCTTTAGAAAATAAAAGAAAAGTTGATCAGGAAAGATTTGAAAAAGTCGATGCTGATTATAGTAAAAGATTTGAGGAAAGTGTTAAAACTGGAATGGATTCTGCGCAAAGAGATCTTGCGCGAGCTATTGAAAGTGGTGATGCTGAAGCTCAAGTCACAGCAAACAAACGTATAGCAGAGCTTGCGTTTGATAATGCTAAACTAAAACAAAGAAAAACTGAACAGGACGAGAGACCTGTTCAACTTTCTGACGGTGGACGACTACCAAGACAAACTCCACAATCATTACCTGAAGCTGATCCTATGGCTGAAAATTGGGCTGCTAAAAATAAATGGTTCGGAACTAACCGAGCTATGACTTTTACAGCATTCGAGATTCACAAGGATTTAGTGGATAAAGAAGGTTATGATCCTAAATCAAACGACTATTATACGGAAATAGATAAAAGAATACGTGTTGACTTTCCGCATAAATTTGATACTAGTGGAGATATACAAACGAACAGACCCGTTCAGTCGGTGGCTTCTGCGAATAGAAGTGCAAAAACTGGTCGCAAACAAATGAGGCTCACATCGTCTCAAGTAGCAATAGCTAAAAAATTAGGTGTGCCACTCGAAGAGTATGCAAAACAATTAAAACTCACGAAGGAGGCGTAAGCATATGATAAAAGATAAAAAAACTTCTCGTGCGGCTGTTACTCGGACAAAAACTGAACGTCCAAAAGAGTATAAGCCCCCATCCTCTCTGGATGCACCACCGGCGCCTAATGGCTTTAGGCACAGATGGATAAGAGCTGAATCCATGGGATTCGCCGACAGTAAAAATATTTACGGTCGTCTTAGAGAAGGATATGAATTAGTGAGAGCTGATGAATATTCTGATAAGGATTATCCTGTTGTAGCTGAAGGCAAGTACGCTGGAGTGATCGGAGTAGGAGGCCTATTGTTGGCTAGGATACCCGAAGAACTCGCGAAGCAAAGGGTTGATTATCAGAAAACACTTTCTGAAGGTCAAGACGAAGCAGTTGAAACCGACTTACTTAGGGAACAACATAAGAGTATGCCGATCGACATCGATCGACAGTCTCGTGTAACCTTCGGTGGTACAAAGAAAAGTTAATTTTTTAACTAATCTCGGGATAACAACCAATTCCCTATCATCGATTTAATATAAACCGTCTATAGAAATATAGACAAAAGGAGTAATAACTATGGCAAATAGTAACACAGCTGGTTTTGGTTTGATCTCAGCGGGTACAGTTGGTGCTACACCAGCTACGCAAGGTCAAGGCAAATACTACATAGAGGCCGCAGACTCGGACGATTTGTTCCAAGGATGTTCTGTTCGAATGAAGGACGGATACATCGTGGAAGCATCTAGTACCGCTACGTTTGCAACTATAGGTGTGTTTAACGGTATCTTCTACAACGCTTCAACAACTTTGAAGCCGACGTGGGCGAACTGGTACAACCAACCTATTACTCCGGCTAACAGTGAAAATATTACTTGTTTTGTAATAGACAATCCATTTCAACTTTTCGTTGGATCAGCATCTGCAGCAGTTACCCAGGCAAACCATGGTAGAACTGTATCTTTCGCAGCAGCTGTCCCAACAGGAAGTGAAACTTCTGGACAATGTTCTAATACATTAGACATAAGTGGTATTAATGACACTACCAAACAGTGGAGAATTATAAGATCTGCTGAGGACCCTGAGAATAACGACATAACGGCAGCTTACTGCTCGTTTGTAGTTGCTCAGAACCTTGGACAGTACTTACTTAATACTGCTACTGCTGGTAATGACTGGACAATATAGGAGCATATAGACATGGCAATATCAAGAGCACAGCTAGTTAAAGAACTAGAACCAGGCCTAAATGCACTATTTGGGCTGGAGTACAAACGGTATGACAACGAGTCATCCGAAATATACGTTACTGAATCAAGTGACAGAGCTTTCGAAGAGGAAGTTATGTTATCAGGATTCGCTAACGCTGATGTAAAAGCAGAAGGTCAAGGAGTATCTTATGATACTGCACAAGAGACTTACACTGCACGTTACACTATGGAAACGATCGCGCTTGCTTTCGCTATCACAGAAGAAGCTATCGAAGACAATCTTTACGATAGACTAGCTTCTAGATACACAAAAGCATTAGCAAGATCTATGTCAAACGCTAAACAAGTTAAAGCAGCAGTACCTTTAAATAATGGTCTACCTTCAGTAGCCACTTTTAAAACTGGTGATGCATATGCATTGTTTACAACTAACCACCCAGTAGTAACTGGAGCGGTTGTTAAAAACACTTTATCTACACAAGCGGATTTAAACGAAACTTCATTGGAACAAGCACTGATTGACATCGCTGCTTTCACTGATGAAAGAGGTTTAAAAATCGCTGCTAAAGGAACTAAAATGATTGTTCCTTCAGCTAACCAATTCAACGCTGAGAGATTGTTAAAATCTCAAGGTAGAGTTGGTACAGCGGATAATGACATCAATGCAATCAATTCTATGGGAATGGTTCCGCAAGGATATAGAGTAAACCATTTCTTAAATGATTCTGATTCATGGTACATTATCACTGACGTTCCAAATGGTATGAAACACTTTGAAAGAACAGCATTGACAACTTCAATGGAAGGTGATTTCGATACTGGTAACGTTAGATACAAAGCTAGAGAAAGATACGTCTTCGGCGCATCTGACTTTAGAGGTATCTTCGGCGTTGAAGGTGCGTAATCTAAACTAATTATGTGGCGGCCTTAAAACCGCCACATTTTAACATTAATGGTGAAAAGATGAGAAATTTCCTAGTAAATATATGGGCTTACGATTATCATGCTAAATTTAAAGTTTTAGCTGAGGATAATGCTCCGTCTATTGAAAAATCAATCCTTGACAAGCTGGGAGAAAAGAGTATAAAGTGGGAATCAACGGGAATGTTTAGAGATATTCCTAATAGAATAACCTATGAGGAGGTTGTTGATGTTACAAGACCTATACAATACGAAAAGGTCCTTGGAGTTGAGGTGGCAGTCTGAGTATGAACAAAGTGGTAAATATACTCTGGACATGGTTGAAATTGATGAGAGAATCAAACAGACCATCACTGAAATTAAATTGGAGGAATCCAAGATTGCTGATAGAGAAAATAAAATCAGGAATTCTGCCCCTCAAATTTCTGTGGCTACTTAAATAAACGCCACATCGCTGAAATCGTATATTTCTGTAAGGATCTCTTGCACTCTACTAAAATCTACTATATAAATAAATCACTATACAATTTTAAACAAACTTAAATGTAGACGCGTATAGTCGACATGCCCCTAGGGACTACATTTAAAATATTCTAGGAGGAATATT